GGTTCGCGGCGTTCGCGTCGGCGAGGTCCGTCTCGTAGACGTCAAACCCGGCAACGCGAGGAACGACGCCTTCGGTTTTTTGGGCCGTGATGCCGGGGATTTCCGCGCTGTTTAGCGTTTTGACCAGTGACGCGTAGTAAGTTGGGTTGACCAACAAACTGCGGCCGGATTTAGGCGCCTTTTTAGTGGCGGTCAACGTAGCGGAAATATCCGCGAGGTCGTCGCGATCAAAGTTAGCCGCTGTGATCGTCGTCGATGTGGCAAAGTTTCCAACGACGACAAGGTTCCAAATGTAATCAAACACCGCCTGCCCAACGGCTTCCAGCGCGGGCCGGATAAACAAGTCGTTGAGGTTGATCGCGCTTTTGCTGCGCTCGAGGTCATTGAAGCCCCACACAAAACCCGGAAACTGATTAAGCGTGATAGTCTTCGCCGTCATCGCTGTATCCTGTTGCGTGTAACCGCTGGACAGGTCAACCGCAGTCGGGCGGGTCGGGATGCGGGTCGTCACGGACGCTCCGTTTGCAGCAATATCCGCAGAGAAATCTGTCGTAAATGCCGCGAGGGGAGCAAAAACGCTGGACGCGTACGGGAGTGATTCGTTTGCGATGACCGAAAGGTTTACTCCGGCAATGGTGTTGGTGGCCATGGTGTTAGGTTAGTTGGGTGTTAGTTGCGGAGTGTGTCGCGATGCTTGAGGTAAAAAGCGTTTCGTGCTTCGACGGGAAGGGCGTTGTATTCGGCCCAAAGGTCCTTTTGTGTGCGCTGCTGCATCGGTTCGGACGCGACAGCTACAGGCGGAACGCCAATCGCTGCCATCGCCTCGGTCACGCGCATTTCGGCAGCCTGCGCTGCTTGGCTCAATTCGGCGTTGCGCGCCTCAAGAGCTGTCACCGCGTCCAAAAGCTCCACGCGTTGCGCTTCGATGCTTTCGGCGCGGCCGGTCTGCTCGTTTAGCAGCGCGGTGGCTGCGGCCAAATCCGCGGCAAGGCGGACATTTTCTTCCTGCATAGACCGCAGCGCGGTCAGCGCCTCGGTAATCGTTTTAGGGCCTTCGATCATCGTGCCCTTTTCGGGCTGTCAACTAAGCTGCGTTTCAAGAAATGCCATTGCTTCATCTTCCAACGCGATTTTGTCGATCAGGTTGTTGGCCAGCGCGCGCGGCGCAAGGAACGCCTGCCCACGCATTGCGTCCGCGCTCACTAGCCGACGGCGGAGGACGTTGCCGCGAAATTGCTCAAAGGCATCCTGCACGTACTGCTCCAGTGATGCCCTCTGGTCCGGTGTCAGGGAGGGCCCGTGCATGGCGGCTTTGAGGTCGCCCTCGGCGTTTGTGATCGGTTGCCAGTCCATGCCCTCCGCGGCCCACATCGCCGATTGATCGATCCACGGGATGATCGTGCCGATGCTGCCCCAGGTGGACGACGGCGTACCAAAAGCCCAGTCAGCGCTGACGGCAATGTTGTAGGCCGCGCTGCATGCGAGGTCATCGGAAAACGCAAGGACCGGAATCGGGCATGCCTGCACGGCCTCGGCAATTTCCGCGTTGCCAACAACGGTTCCGCCCGGTGACGAAATTTCTAAAAAAATCCCGCGTGCTCCCTCTTCCACCGCGCTTTCAATTTCATCGGCGATGTCTTCGTAGTCGCTGTTCCCGCAGCTTTTTTCGATCATCGACAGCCCTTTGCCGAGTACGCCGCAGACATGGATTTTCGCGATCCCCGACGGCAGGATTTCCATTTCCTCGCGCGGGTTGGCAAACATTTCCGCGCCCGGCATGCCGTCAGCGCGCACCATTGCATTTTTCACCACGCGCGCCACCGCAGCGTGCCCTTCGGCGGTAATAAACCACGGGCGGAAAAAGACCTGCTCAAAAACGCGTTGGAACCTCATAATGCTGGATCGATTTGAACTGGGGCGGGCTGCACGCCGGGAATCACGCGAAACGCCGATTCCGGCAGCCCGCTGCGTTCCATGCGTGTGCGGATTTCGATTTCTTCGCGCTCACGTTCGTCCAAATGGTCGGTCAGCGTGCGGCCGCCCTCGGCCAAAATCTCGGTGAGTGTGCGCATGCCCAGTTTGTACGCCTCCCGGGCATCGGCGTTGGCGTAGCCAGCGTCCACTGTCACCGTCGGCGGCGTCGTAAATCCCCACTTGAGGCTGCCCCCAAGGTCTGTCCCACGGTACGGCGGCAGGATGCCCAGCTTAACGGCTTTGCTCACCGCGTAGCCCACGCGCCGCCGCGCTGCGGGGCGTAGGAGGTCCTGCCGATCCGACACGGTGCGGTTAACTTTTGCGACCATCGCGCGGACGCTGGCGCCCCCAAGTTTTGATGCGTCCCAGAAAAACTCGTACGGCAGGCCGGCACCGTGCAGGGCGTTGCGTAGGAGTCGTTCCATCAGGCTGTTTGTCGCTTCGCTTGGCACTTCGCTTTTGAGCTGTTCCAGCTTTGCGCCGCTGTTGGCGCGGAAATAACGCACGGTGCCCCCGAAAATTTCCTCGCCGACCAGCCCCTGTTGCGTTGGGCCCGGCCGCTGCAACTGCATCACCGGGTCGCTCATGTCCGCAACGCCGAGTTCATTGTGTTCGATGAGCCCGATTGCCGCCGCCAGTTTTGCAGCCTGCCGCACGTAGTCCTGCATCGTCATCAAGTCGCGCAAATCAAGGATTGCGCTTGTAAACGCTGGCAGCCCTCGCGTCTGGTCCGGGGCCACCGGCTCGCGGAGGAAATCCATGTTGCGTGCGCTGATGTCACGGTCTTCCTCCGGCGTGCGCCCTAAAACGCGGAACCCAATGGGGCGCCCGTATTCGTTTACGATGACCCCGTTGTGCTGCCGGTACCCGCGAAATGCCCCGGCTTCCACCGTTGGTTTGTTGTCGCGGCTGCCCACGGCGTGCCAGGGAATTTGTTGGAACTGCGGGTAGCCGTCGCGCGCCTCGGTGTAGAGGCAAAAGACGTCCCCGTCTCGGTCAACGCTAAGGCTGTCCAAGTAAAGCGCGGTTTGAAAATCCATCCCGTTTACATGGCTCACCCCATAGAATTGCGACACCAGCCAATCAGTTGCCGCACGCCCCCACTCCTTGTCCTCGCCTTCAAACCGCGGCAGCCAGGAGCGGCCGACTACGTAAGTCGACTTTTCTTGCAGCGCACCCTGCGCGGGGCCGAAATTCCAAAAAAGTTTCTGCGATGCGTTGACGATCGTCCGCCATTCGCCGACATCGATATTTTTGTCGAGCGGTTGCGCGTAGTTGCCTAGCAGGGGCCTCTGCGCCCAGTACCCGCCGTTTGCCAGCCGCAGTTGATTTGGCCCGCCGGATCCAAACCCAAGGCTGGCTTTGATGCGCTGCAAAAAATTGCGGACCATATCAGTTAAACATTGCCTGCGTGCGGGTCACCGGCCGACAGATGCCGCGCGCTTTGTGGTCAAGGGCGAGCTGCGCCATCGCTAAAATCTGCAGCTTGGAAAGCATCCCCGGCGCGGAAAATGAAAAGCTCGATCCGTTGACCGTGCTGGAAATTAGCGTTCCCTCGCCAGCACTGACCGCGTCAAAAGTTGAGTCCCGCAGGTTTCGCAAAAACGCGACATCCTGCTGCAAAAAAACGTTCAAAATCACAGAAGTTGCGGCGTCCACGTACCCCGCGGGATGTCAATCACTCGTCCCGGTTGTCAATCTGGCCGAGGATGCGGAAATATGCCGCGGCGACTAGCTGCATCGCCTCGCAATCCCACAAATGGTTGTGCCGTTTTACCAGCACATACCTTTGCTTCACCTGCTTTGTGACGCGGTCTACGGTGTCCCGCTTCACCTCGGAGTTCATGTGCGCGGTCCAGTCGGTGGACACGTCCCGCGGGTGCTCCCACAGGGGCGCCCCCTGCGCGCGCAGCCGGACAAGCTGGTCTTTTATTGGCTCGTTTGCCCAGTTGATGAGCTTGCACGTGTGACCCCGCGGAGACCGCACCGGCCGCGGTTCCGAAAACGCCCGTTGGTGCCGTCGGCGCCCGGTGCCAATCCAAAAAAAGTCATCCCCGCGGCCCATCATCGCGTTCCAACCGTGCTGCCCACACTCATCGTAAACGTTGCCCGTGCTGTACCCGGCGTCCTGAAAAACGCAGTAGTCTTCCACTTTTAAACGCTCCTGCGTGTCGCGGATGCTTTCAATCGTCAGCACTTTCCCTTCCCAAATCAACCGGCTTGACCCGTCGGCGCGCCATGCCCGACACAGCACCCACCAGTGATCTTGCTGCCGGTCGATCGTCAAAAACCGGCGCACTTCTCCCTCGATTCGCTGCCCATCGATCAAATCAGATTTGAGGTAATCCGCTCCCCGCAACTCCACCGGCGGCGCGTCGTTTTCCTGTTTCCAAACCTCCGCTAAACGCTTTTGGACAAACTGTCGCAGCGCAGACAGGTCCCCAGATTTTTTCAGTATCTGCGCCTTAATCCATTCCACAACAAGCGTGCCCCACGGGATCCAATACACGCCCATCGCGCTGTAGTGAAACGACACGCGCCCCGATAGCCCGTTGCTCGGCATGCGCTCGTACCGGCCCGCTGTGGCCATTGCGCGCCGCTCTTGCGCCGTGTCGCGCGTGACGTGCCCGCACTCCGGGCACTCATGGCGCGCCGAATTTGCCAGCCGCTCCCAGTCGGGCGTGCCGTCATCGAGCGTAGCGTCTTCCCACTTAATGCTCGACCAGACCAGCCGGTGCCACTTTCCGCAGCCCGCGCAAACGGTCCCCCAGCACCGCAGTTCCCCGGCCTCAAAAAAAGCTTCGGCTTCATGCGTGTCGTCCCACCCCTGCGACACGCCGATTACGACCGAATTCCAGCGGTCATGCGTGCGCCGCTGCGCCTCGCCAATCATTCCCGGCCGCCACCTCCACAACTCATCCATCCACACGTACCGCATCGACTTTTCCTGCAGACTGCTAAGGTTCGCGC